AAGAGTGTTTAAGTTTCGGCCTGGCAATGTAATTCCTTCAACACGTAACGACACATCTCTTGCAGTGGTTGGGCCTTTATCCATACCAACCTTTTGAGTAGAATTTAAAGAAGAATTTCTTCCTATTCCTGTTGGTGGAATAATGACTGCTTCAAATCTATTGGGTACTGCGTAACCATTTTGAGAATGAAACCCAGACAACACATCGTTGAGAACACCAAATGCTGATGCTTCTATAAATTGTGCGAGACTTCCTGCCATTAAATCATACTCCTAGAGTCGCCCCATACTTCAGCTGAAGATGCTTTCTTAAATCTTTGCACTGGTAACAAACACGCAATTTTAAATTCACTTGCATCAACCCTACGAAACTGTGACTTTACATTTGAATATAAGTATTTGTGTATAGTTGGTTTAATTATAGTTAATTTTTTTAACTTGCTGTAGTCTGCAATTATTCGAGTTTTTGTTTCATCAAGGTCTTGACTATTTGCAAAAGACATAATTCTATCTAACAACTTCATTCTTAAAGGTATTGGCAGATAGTGAAAGTTAATACCAAGAAACCCATCTGAGTATCTTTCTATCGGAAGCACCAGTGGAAACGTATCATAGTAAGGTAATTTCTTTTTAAATTTTGGATCATAGAAAAACATATTCAACTTACCATAGAATTGTTTTTTGTTTCTTTTACCATCTCGGATTAAGTCCATTGCAACTGGTTTGCCAAACTCTTTGATTTTAGCACGATACCATTTAACAGAACGGTCTGCTCCTTTAGTTTCGTCTTTAACTGATTGTATGAAATTACTAGTAGCCATAACTCTATTTATAACGAATGTTGAGATGATCTTCAGTTAATATCTTAAATTCCATATTGTTGTCTAAACACCACTCATTTGCATGTTTCCATTTAGATTCATTAATACCCCATGTCTTAACTTCATTAAACCATCGTTTATTCTTTCTTTTAGGTTGAGATGGTGGTGGTTTACATTGAGCTTTAGGTTTGACCTCTATAATAAACTTTTTAATAGAACCGTCATGTTGTTTTGTCTTTATGTAAAAATCTGGAAAGTATCTGTGAATCCTTCCATCCCAAGGTGATAAATAGGGTATAATGATCTCTTCACTGCCCCATTCGATAATAGAAGCACTGGAGTCACAATAGACCATGAACCTACGTTCCCAAAGAGAACGATAAATAACTTTAGAATGATCCCCTTTATATTTTTTAGGGTTTTTTGGAATGTATCGACCTGAGTATGACATAACTTATAAATAGTATATATAAGGAAGAATTATGGCAATATTAGACGGTTTAAAAAATGCAGTTACAGCAAACGTAACTAGGTCAGCAAATAAAGTTGCTGTCAATGGGCTAAATAATATTGTAGGTGATATATTTGGTGTTAATCCAACTAATCCAGCAGCTGCACTAACCAACAGACCAACAAAATTTACAACTAAGAATCTTGCATATCCAGCAGGTGTTGAAGGTGATGACCAACAAGGTCATCATATTATATTTGAAATTTTAGAACAGGATAAAGCAAAATTAAAAGCTAAAAAAGGCACAAATGATATAGCAAAACTTAAAGAAGAAGTTGAGAATAACTATGGTACAGATGAAGCTGGTAAAGCAAAAAGAAAAGAAGCTGAAGAGAACTTAGCAGTAGAAATGAAAAGAGTTGGTGATCAAAAATCAGGTGCAGGTGGTAGCAGCAATTCAATTCAACTTTCAAGAAATGCAACAACTAGAATATCTACTTTGATTGCGTTGTATATGCCTGCTTCAATATCTGTTAGTTATAACTCAAAATATGGCGAACAAGAAATTAGTACATTGGCTGGTGCAGGTGCTGGTGCGTTAGACGCATTTGCAGGCAGAGGTGATGCAGATGCTTCTACTGCATTAAAGGGTGCGTTAGACAACATGGGAAAGGGTTTAGAAACTGGATTAATGAAAATAGTTGATACCGCAGCGCCAGGCGCTAGTGCGTTACTCGCACTAGAAAAGGGTGCAGTTCGAACTCCAAAAATGGAACTGATGTTTGAGGGTATTGGAAGAAGAGAATTTTCATACGAGTTTACTTTCATACCAAAAAGTGAAGATGAAGCTAAAACAATAAAAGAGATTGTATATCAGTTTAAGTTTCATATGGCATCTAACTACACAGATGGAACTTTTAGAGAAATGGAAATACCTAGCATGTTTAACATATACTATAAGTATAAGAGTGCTGATAACGATCATCTTAATAGGATATCTACATGTGCATTAGAGGGTTTAGACGTAAGTTATGGTGCAGATAGGTTTGTTGCATATGAGGGTGGTGTTCCACAAACAACAAAAATTTCTTTGAAGTTTAAAGAAATGGAAATCATTACCAAAACACAAATTTCAGAGGGGTTTTAAGAAATGTATTTCGCACAATTTCCTTTAAATATTTACGACTCTGTTGGAGATGAAAACTATAAACTTGTAACTAATTTATTAAAACGAGTTACGATTCGTGCTAAAGTAAAAGCAAACACTTTGTTCTTTGACACTTATGATGTTAGAGAAGGCGAAACTCCTGAGATGATTGCAGACAAGTTGTATAATGACCCAGAGCTACATTGGATAGTTCTTATGGTCAATGATATTACTGACAGGTATCATCAGTGGCCAAAGAACCAAAATCAATTTCTTACTTATATTAATGACAAGTATACTAATATCAGTGGAACGCATCACTACGAAATAAATCAAACTTCGGGTGATACCACAATAAAGATTAATATTGGAACGGATAATACAGATTATCCAACAGCAACTTTAATCACCAACTATGAATATGAAGAAGAACGTCAAGATACACTAAGAAAAATAAGACTTCTTAGTCCAGAATATGTTACTGATTTTGTTTCAGAATTTAAATTGATTATGAAGGACAATGGATAGTGGCAGATGCATTACAGGGCGCTGGTGATTTTACTGTTGACGAATTATCTTTAATTACTACAACTGGACTTAAAGTTAACCTCATACCCAATGTTGTAAAATTAACAATATTTGAAGACATAAATCAAAGTTGCATAAGCGGCACAATAACAATCCAAGATTCGATGAATCTATCTTCTCATGGCCCAATCATAGGACAAGAATTCTTGTCTATGAAAGTTAGAACTTCATCTGTTCAAGATGATGATGGAATTATAGACTACACTGAAAATTTACTTGCAGTGCATTCTTTAACTGCGAGAGAAAAAGTTGGTAATAATGTTCAGATATTTAATTTAAGTTTCGTTAGTATGGAGTTGGTTAGAAATCAAAGAATCAAAGTAAGAAAAAGTTTTACGTTGCCGTGGTCTGATATTGTTTTATCCATGTTGGTTAATCAGTTACAAACTAAGAAAAATATTTTTGTAGAAAAAACTGTTGGTGTTAAAAAATACATTGCACCAAACGTAAGACCATTGGACGTTGTTAATACTGCTCGTGACCAAGCAGTCGCAATATTTAAAAACTCTCCAACATACATGTTTTATGAAACTCTCAAAGGGTTTAATTTTAGAACCCTTGCAAGTTTGTATAATGAAAAACCTTTTATGGAGTACACTACATTTGAATCGGGTGCGCTTGTTGGTAAGAACGGTGTAATTGATGTCATTAAAGATTTAAATAATGTTCTTGGATATGAAATCTTAGCAAACAATGACACACTATTAAATTACAGAACTGGTATGTATGGTTCAGAGCTTATAAAACACGACATTCGCAATAAATCTATTTCAAGAAAAATATATAATTATCACAATAATTTTAAAAATGAAGATCATATTGTAAAGGGTGGTACAGAGGATATAACTGAATATCCTCTAGCAAGTTCTGTTGCGTTAAATCCACAGGGACAAAGAGTATCAGATTTCCCTGCAAGAACATTTGTTGTGCCAACTTCACTCAATAGTCGAAGTGATGGTCAACACGCAACACCTGATAACACATATCCATACGAACCATATGGTGCAGAGAAGTGGTTGCAGAGAAGAACTTCACAGATGACACAAATTAAATCTGGACTTAGTGTTAACATATTATGTCACGGCAACACTTATATAAATGCTGGACAAAAGGTAACACTCAATCTTCCATACACAGCTGCACTTAAAGCCGCAGGTGGCGAAACAAATGATAGATTTTACAAAGGTTCATTTTTAGTAAAAAATATACGACATGATTTTGAATTTGACAAATCACCACAAAAACATACAATGATTATATCATTAGTTAAAGATTCTATAGAAGAATCATTAGACGTTTCATCTGATAATTATGAACCATTTGCAGAAGGAGATATCACTATTATTAAACAAAAGGAGGACTATGACGGCGTAGAAATAAAAACTGTACCGCCTGGGATTTTTGGGGGTATAACTACATCAGAATAATGTTATTCAATTTAACCGAAACGAGGACAAATCAATGGCTCAGAAATCAAAAAATTTACTCAAAAAGAAATCATTTTTAAAGCAAGAGAGAATCATATCCCCATTATCTGAAAATGATAAATATGCAATAGACCTCATAGTAAATTATAAAAAAGAGCAAACAGGAATTCAAGATGAAGACATTCGACGAACTACAAGAGGGAGTCTACGATCCCAATATATTTAAAGCTTTTTTCCTAGCAGGTGGCCCTGGCAGCGGCAAATCATACGTTGTCAGGAAAACCACTGGTGGAACTGGACTCAAGGTAGTTAATTCAGATGATACATTTGAGAAACTAATCAAAGATGCAAACCTTTCACTCAAAATGCCTGAACGTGAAACTGCACAAAGAGATCCACTTTTTAAAAAATCAAAAGAGCTAACTGGAAGAAAACAAGACAACTACGTTGAAGGTAGACTTGGACTTATCATAGATGGCACAGGAAAAGATTTTGATCTTATTTCTAGTCAGTCTAATGAACTACGTCAACTAGGATATGACACCCATATGATATTTGTTAATACTTCACTTGATATTGCATTACAGAGAAACGCAAATAGACCTCGTAGTGTACCAGAATCCGTTGTGATTAAGTCGTGGAAATCAGTACAAGCTAACATTGGTAAATTTAATAACCACTTCAAATCAGAAATGATTATTGTGGATAACAATAAAGCTGATGAGGATATAATTAAACAAGTGTACAAACGTATACAAGGTTTACTTAAAAAGAAAGTTAAAAACACCAGAGCAAAATCTTGGATTGAGATGGAACTGGCGAAGAAGAAACGATAGATTGTGGAAGACCTAATACTCACAGATTCGGCTGCTCATAAAGTTCAAACACTAATTGATGAGGAAGGTGACGATAACCTTATGTTAAGAGTGTTCATTTCTGGTGGTGGGTGTTCTGGTTTTCAATATGGGTTTACCTTTGACCAAGAAGAAGGTGATGGTGATACAGTCGTAATCAATGGAAAGGTCAAATTATTAGTAGATCCTATGAGTGTGCAATACCTTATGGGAGCAGAAATAGACTACAGTGAAAGTATAGCAGGTTCACAATTCGTAATCAAAAACCCTAATGCAACGACCACCTGTGGTTGTGGATCCTCTTTTTCTGTATAACTCCTTATAAATCAACAACTTAGCAAGCTAAATAAAGCTTGACAAACCCTGCCCCACCCCTTATAATGGTAACATAAGATCAAAAAACAAAGAGAATTGGTATATGGCCAGAATTAGTGAAAAAAAGATGAACAGTCAGTTAAAGATTGACACTGCGAAAGCATCAGCTCCCAATGTGCCAGGAGATACTTGTCCTACGATTAATTATGTTCAAGAGATTATTGACCAAATTGCTGAACGAGGTGATGATTGGGCATCAAAACAATCTGACGTTATTAAAGAACTTTTAGAGTACGTGCGTGACTCAAACTATGAATTACGCAACTCATCTAAATATTGGTACGATGAGTATAAAAAATCTGTATGATTAAAGATTTTGCTTGACAAACCTTGTCTGGCTTAGTATAATGGTAACATAAGATAAAAAAAAGAGAGAAGTTATGACTGTTTTTATTAAAAAAAAGTTTGAAACTGTTGATGATGGTATTGAAAATCTGATTGCGGCTGCAATCTATGATTACTCTGACCAAGATTATCGCATTGACGACATTAACGAGGGAATGAATAAAAAATTTGCAGATGGGTTTGTTGTTAAAAAAGGCAAGAAATACATCAAAATTATATCAGACTCTAGTGCTTGGGCATTTGTTGTCAACACTGATGATGACAAGTTGTTTAAGAGGGGCGACCTTTTGAAGTGTGCTGGGTGGGCTGCTCCTGCTCGAAACAAACCAAGAGGAAATGTCCTTGAGGGTGGATATAGAATCGAGTGGACAGGCCCACAGTATCTTTAAAATTTACTTGACAATGTATGTTATGTTTGATATAATGTATATAGAAATCAAAAGAAGGAGTGTTACGCATGAGCGAAATAATGGATAGCTTATTAAGACATTATATGAACCAAGATGTTGCAGTACTTCACTTTAATCAAGAAACAGAGAAAACAGAAGTTGTTGCATATGTTTCGGTTAACAAAAATCTATCTGATAACAAAAAGTTAGAAATAGCATTTGAAAAAACTAACAATATTGATTGTGCGTGGTGGGAAAACAAGGAAGTTGAAAAGGCGTTCAAAAGTGGAGTTTGTCGCAGCACTTCAGTTGGTGATGTGGTTAGAATTGAAGATAAAAAATATATGTGTATTCCAAACGGTTGGAAGAAGATAGATAATTATCCTACATCTGAAGAACAAACAGAGTGGTGGAGAATGAGGGAAGAAGTATGATACGTTTTGTAATAGGTTTATTTTTACTTATTGGACTAGCAGGTGGATTGGAACAAGAAACTGTAAATTACAGTGAGTTCTTTTTATACGCTGGTATTGGATTGATATTAATAATTTGGCCAATGCCAAAATTGATGAGGTCATAAAATGATAAAAGCATTACTAATCGTGACAGCAATGTCTAATGGTGGTTTTGATTACAAAACCGAAATGCCAAGTATGGAGTCTTGTATGGCAGCCAGAACGGCGGTTGAACAACAAAACACTGAAGTAAAAACTTTGTGTGTTCCTTACAACAAGGAAGCTCCTGAGAAAAAGATGCTTGGAGTTTTTAATCTATTCTTTGATTTGATAGAAAGAGTAGAACTGTTGGACGATGGGGGAGCATGTGTTAAGGAAGGATTATAAATACAAGTATATGATAACATTAACAGCATTAGCAAAAGAATACCTAAAAAATGCAGCCAATAACGGCTATGTTACGCTTGGTGTAAAGTCAGGCGGTTGTAATGGATTTGAATACGTGTGGGGGATTGCAAACGAAGATACTCGCAACCAACCACGAATAGAACCTGTTGAGGGATTCTTATTAATAGACCCCGAAGCAGAAACATACCTTGTTGGAAGTCAAGTAGATTATATTACTGATCTATCTGGTTCATTTCTCAAGGTTTCAAATCCGTCTGCAACATCATCTTGTGGTTGTGGAGAAAGTTTCGGTGTATGAATATAGCTGTAAAATTGTAAAGGTAATCGATGGAGATACTGCTGATGTGGATATCGACCTAGGCTTCGGTGTCTGGTTAAAGAAACAGAGAATACGTTTCTATGGTATTGATACACCAGAAAGTCGTACCTCTGATAAAGTAGAAAAGATTTATGGACTGATGGCAAAAGATGTTGTATTACATTTCTTACCAGTTGGTTCATCACAAACGCTACGCACAAAACAAGATGACAAAGGAAAATACGGAAGAATTTTAGGTGAGTTTGTTATACATGATGCAAAGACAGACTCCCAAATGACGATTAACGATTGGATGATACGAGAGCATCATGCGGTTGCTTACTTTGGACAAAGTAAAGAAGATATTGAAGATGAACATATTGTGAACAGGAGTTTAGTAGAGAGTGATAAAAATATATGATGATTTCCTAGATGATGATCTGTATGATCGATTAGGAAAAACTTCCATGACATTTTCAAAAGTGCAATGGGTTGGCAAATATGCTGAACCAGAAAATGCATTCCATGAATTTGTAAAAAAGATATACTTACACGCATATCCAAATGTGCTTGATGGTGATGAAATTCTAGGTGCAACTGCATGGTGGAATATTCGACCAACTAATCCCAAAGCGCACAATGATAGGGTATCATATTGTACAGTTGATGGTGTAGACTATACGCCAACAGCTGTTCCTGAGCAAACATTTATATACTACTTGAGGGCGCCTGACAAGGGCGGTCGTTTAGATATCTATACACAACCACCAATTACAGATGTTAAGATCGGCAAAGAGCAATTCTTTTCGTGGGCAGACCACCAGACAGATTCTATTGCACCCGTTAACAATCGACTAATCTCATTTCCCTTTGATGTAACTCATGCGGTGCAATCTTATGAAGGCAATCGTGTGTCTCTCGGCGCTATCTTTTGGAATAAGTTACCTTCTAACTATGGTGAGACAAATCCTATGATTAACACAAGCTA